GTTGGCACTTCCGAACTTTCCATGTCTTCCCCGGAAATCAAGGCACTGGTTGGTGAGGGGCCGGAGGCTACTAGGAAGTTTGCCAGGATGATGGGCATCGGCGGCAAGGCTCGGACTCGTGCGACTGGCACGGGTACGACCAAGGTTCTATTCAGTGATGCCGCTGGCAAGAGCCACAACCCTGTCCTGTCCAATCTATATACCGCACCCTTCGACTTCAGGGGCAGGCGATTCAAGACGGCAGAAGGGGCATATCAGGCTCACAAGTCTGGTGTCTATGTTGAAGGCTTTGAGACCATTGATGGCCCCACGGCCAAGTTGGTGGGCAGGAAGGTAGAGACGGATCGGGCCGTCACCTACGACCTGATGAAGGAGATCCTCAGTGAGAAGGCTAGGCAGGTTCCCAGATTTGCAGTAGCCCTTCGGAAGTCAGGGAAGATTACACATCCTGTCAAGGATCCCTTCTGGGCTAAGAACTTCCCGAAGATCCTTAGTGAGATTCGTGACAGTGCTCTCGCTGTTACCGCGAGTGAGAGTGACTTCCTGATGGGCAAGGCCAAGTCCTATGTCTACAAGTTGGTCCCTGCTAAATATGGTGAGTATCGGTGGTCACCGTCCAAGCAGGAGGCGCATGCAGAGAACTGGTTCCATGATGGCGGCAAGGGCTACCTAGTCAAGTTGCAGGGCAGGTCAGTCACAAGCATGCCCAGGTGGACGATGACTCAGTATCTCTACAACACCATCCCCGAGGTATTCCAACACCGTGGTGATCTATTCTCTCAGCATGAGATCCTAGAAGTCCTAACTGGAAGGAAGTCGAGAGAGGATGTTCTCCATGATCAGGCTGTTTCTGATGCAACCCTTCAGGAGTTGGCTGATCGTGGCACACTGACGCAGACAGATCCCAGTGAATGGCTGAAGGTTCTGGTTCGTCAGGGCAACAACATGAAGCGGGTCCGCAACCAGTTGCGAGACAAGAGGCAATGGGATGACCATGGCGCGGTTGATGCCGAGTTAGAGACGATCTTCAACAAGAGTGCTGAAATCATCTATGACGAGATCCTGAGAGACGGATTCAAGTCAGGTGATTATGACATTAGGTCCAGTGAGCAGATCACTAGGCTTGCCACCAAGATGCCTGTGCCTACGAGGGAGGCACAAATAGATGCGATTGCAATGCAGAAGGCCAACCATGCCTACTTCAATGCCAGCATTGAGATCTTTGAGAAGATGTCTCCCGAGGTGGTAAAGGAGATCAACAAGCATGTTGAGGAAGCAAAGAAGATCTTCAAGAGGAAGGGGCGTGTGTCCTTTGAAGACTTCGTGCCCGATGAGTTGGCTGATCGTGGTGATCCTACGCTGACTCTTGCTGATCCTATTGGTGGAAGTCATCCGCTTTACCAGATAAAGCACAAGGAAGAAGCCATCCGAATGGGTGCGACTCCCAAGAGCCAGGGGGAGGGCGGCAAGATCCGTGACCTGAAGGCCCTGAAGGATTACAGGGGTGTCTCTGATCCCGGCAGGAGGGCCACCTTCGTAGCGAGAACTGCATCAAAGCGTGGAGCAAAGGACATCCTGATTGCTCCTGGGATGCTGGGTGAACTCGGGAAGAAAGAGGGTGTGCCCGATCCGACCAAGCCCTATGTCCCCGAGCCGGAACTGATAGAGACATTTGGCTTTAGCCTAATGAAGGCACTGGCAAGGGAAGCGCGTGGTGTGAACGTTCACATCAGTCCCGATGTTCAGCATTAGATTAGAAGTCCGTTACTTGCTGGCATGCAGAGGTTCGAAGCCAAGGCTGGTAATCGATTCAACTATGTTGACAAGTTCTATGAACTAGAGGCCCGCAAGAGGGATCTGATAAAGAAGGCTGGGTGGGATGTAGATGCAGGGAAGTACTACAGTGCTGATACGCATCTCAACTTCATGGCCATGACGGGCGGTCCCGATGCGGCAAGGGCATTGGCCGCTGACCCCTCACTCCTGGTTGACATGATGAAGTCTCCCATGGGTGCGGCCTATGCTGGCTTGCGGGCAACTGCACATATTGCCGAGGGATTCAAGACAACCAGGGAACTCAAGAAGAAGGGATACAAGAGGATCGATGAGGCGGTCAAGTCTGCCCAATACAAACTGAGTGAAGAGTCCCAACGAAATAAAGAATCTCTACGACTACTGGCACACGGTGATACCAGTGCTCTCCATGAATTGAATTGGGATGCCAAGGACTGGGATGCCAACAAGAGAAAGATGGGCCTGAGTACTGCGCCCAAATGGATCAGCCAGATCCTTAAGAGGTTCCTTACGCCTGGGCCGCTCGCGGCTATGAAGAGTGAGTGGAAAGAGAACTCTGCTCTATATCATGAGATCAATTTTGATATCGAAATGAGTTCCAAGTTACTGCGAGAACTAGACGTACGTAATCCCAAGTCAAGGGATGAGGTACTGCTGATGCGTCTGGTGACTGCGGCTAATAACCCTGCGGAGTTGACTTCACTCTACGTAGAGGCTCACAAGAATCGTCACCCAGAAGAATATCAAAGGTTGCTCCGCCTGCATCCCACAGAGGCTGATGAGATTGTTCCCGATACTGTGTTCAGGGCCTGGGAAGAGCATAGGGCGGGCAATGACAGAAAGGCTGGTCCTCAGTCTGAAGCAACGGGTATCTATAGACTCCTCCGTGAGGCTGATTCTCAGACTGTAGGTGATGTGATACTTAGGATGGGGGGGAAGATTGGCAAGAGGCTCGTTGACCTTGGTGTGCTAACTCCCGATGAGTACAAGGATGCTGGTGGTAGTGCATACATCAGCCGCAACTGGCTGGATGCCTTGGAGGGTATTGGCACAAGAGAGGCGCAGGATCCCAAGGATGCTCGTAGCGGGTACAAGCCGGGGCTGTCCAGTTCTGATGTTGAGTTCATCAGGGAAGCCGTGAAGAGGGACAATGACGGCAACTACTCTAAGTCCCTCGATGACATCATGAGCCACATGGATCAGATCGCAGGTGGCCTTGGTCCCAAGCGAGTGCTGGAGCCTGCCGAAGTACTACGCAATGTAGACAAGTTGGCTACTCCTGCACATGCACACATGGACATCATGCGGATGGAGAATGCTGTTGCATCCAACCGAGACTTCCAGAGATACCTCATTCAGCCCAGGAAGGAAGGTGGCATTGGCATAGCCAAGGACATTAAGACTAAAGTGGGGAAGGAGCGGGCCGAGGCTGAGGGCTGGGTACAGGTAGAAGATACCTCTAGGAACCACAAGATCTTCGGTAGTCCTACTGAGCCGTGGTCACTGGTAGGCAAGTGGATGCCTAAGTATGCGGTCAATGAGATTGCAGACATCTATCACATGCGTACCGGGGTTCCGATGGGTGAGGCCACCCGTGCATGGAAGGAGATCAGAGGACTAATCCAGCATGCTAACTGGCTTGGGGTAGCAGGCCGTCCCGCTGGCCACTTCATTCAGATTACTGGCAACTTCTTCAAGCAGAATGCTGTCGGTGTGCCGTGGAAAGACATGCTTCCTGTGAATGTAGATGCACTGGAACAACTGAAACGAATGGAGACAGCGAGAGAGTGGGATGAACTTCCCAAGTACGTCCAAGAGATGACCAAGAGGGGGATGTTCAAGAACGATGAGATCCATTACATGGCTGGCACCGACGTGTTCGAAAAGCGTAGGTGGGAAAAAGAACTAGCGGATGAGTGGGCCTCTAAGCCTCCGGGCTTCCATTACCGGGGCTTCAGGAATATGAAGGAGAACATCCAGAACAAGGGCACCCTGCCTGGATTGCTTGAGACTATGTACGAAGGCATTGGTGTTCAGTACATGAATGCTGACAAGAAGATCTCCGATGTCAGCATGATCGGAGCCCGCAAGTTCTATGCGGCACAGGATCGCATGTCCAAGACGGCCATGTGGACATGGCTTAGGAACAATGGGTATTCAGAGGCTGAAACATATGAGATCGTTGGTGCCTCCTATGACTACTCCACCCTGCCTAAGTGGCTGAAGGCTGGCGGTAGATCATTCGCCTACGTGTCCTTCCCTTACATGGAAGCACGGACACTCAAGGCAATGGCCAAGTACAACCCCATGAGGGTGGTCAGCAGGATGCTGATGTACCACTCGGTAATACCTGCTGTCAGTTTGATGATGTACTTGCAGGACAATCCTGAGAATGATGAGGATGATTACATCCGTGACCGGAACAATTGGTTCTATGTCAACCCGAGCATGGGTTCGGTAGAGACAGAGATCAGAACCTCAGGCGAAATGTATATGGGCCTAGACGGTAACGGTCAGCCTACGTTCACAAACCTGCTGGCCAGGGTATTCCCTGAGCAGGCTATCGCAGATAAGGGTATCCAATTCCTTGAAGGGTTCAGGGGCATGGTCGGTGAGCGCAAGTCAGGGATGACAGAGAGTGGGCTTGGTGCTGTAGCCCAGGCCATGAACCCCTTCTTCGCCAGACTGGTGGAGTTGAGGGGAGATGACATGAGCATGGCATATGGGTACATCGATGAGAAACTTCCCGATGGCACCCATGACTACAATCAGGCCAAGGCTATGGCGGCCATCACAGGCATCTTTGTTCCCCCTGACCTTGAAGCCACGATGAGTGACTACATCTTTGACGAGGGCAAGTTCGCTAGGGCTAGGCGCAAGGATGAGCAAGCAGGGACCAAGGGCATGGAGTCCAAGTACCTCCGCAATGTGTGGCTGGCATCCATCTTTGGGTATCGTCCTGATCCTGTAGATGAAACAAAGATCCGCATCAACAACCGGATGTGGAATGAGCGTGTCTATCAGGATGTGATCTACTCATCTCAAGAAGAACTGAGCGATGTCATCAGCAAGGAGATGGGTGTTGAGATACCGGGTGAGACACCTGAACAATTCAAGAACAGGGTGTACGTTCAGAACCCAGCATTGATCAAGATGTTGACTGACCTAGAGAGAGAGATTCTCCCCTCATGGAATGCCAATCATCCTGATGCAGAGCCAGTGTTTATGAATGACATCATTGGCAATGATCCCCTGTGGCTATGGCAACAGGCAATGAAGAAAGCGTTTGGTACGCAGGCTCGCAAGTTCCCCACGGTAGGAAGGGGTCAGGCCTACAAGCAAAGACAAGCACGATTCACAGGGGTAGCAGAATGAAACGGCTAGTACCGATACACATCTTCCAGTTACTCGTCACCCTATCTGTACTTGGGTGTGGGGTGATGGGAGGGCTGTCAGAGATTGGAGCGCCTGATCGTTTTGGCATTGGTACCAGTAAGGGGACAGGTGCCTTCGGCGGATCCATGGAGACGTTCGCTCCAGGTTTAGGCCTAACAGAGGCAGGGAGAATAGACGGGACGCTTGATGACCTAGTGATGGCCAACGCCTGGGTAGAATGGGACTTGCCTTCCTTCAATGGAGGTGGGCGTACATCCTTCGCAGGGATGCGGAATAGATTCATGGATGATTTCAAGCCCAAGAGCGAGGGCTTCGTAACTGTGACCCAAGTGGTAGATGAAGAGACAGGCGCTGTGACCTATGAGTTCGGCGCAACTGAGGCACTGACTGGTGCCATCGGTACCCTGCTTACCTTCTTGGGCTATCGTGTAATCCAAAAGAAAAGGAATGGCAATGGGAATGAGAAGAAGTGACAGGATAGTTTTCGTTCTCATGATGGGGTTTATGTTCAGCGCATTGTTCTGTCTAGAAAAGAAAGTTGACACACTCAATGAGCGGATATCATGCCTCTCCTCACAAGAGGATCCGCATGTGCCTGCCCTCCAATCCCAGGCTCAAAGAATCGCTACCCTTGAGGGTCAGATGCATTTCTTGGATTCCTCTGTTGAAAAGATATGGAATGGAGAAGGAAAGAAATGACTGACACAGCAGAGAGTAAGCCCGCCTCGCCTCCCCTAGCAGGGATGCTGGCCAAGGTAGCCTTGGTGGCGATGGGTGGTGGTGGCCTACTGGCGGTTGACCAGTTCGGGTTGATCGACGGCTTGCTAGGTGGCGATACGCCCCCGGTAGTAGAAGCCGTGGCCAAGGTTGTTGAGGATGTACCCGCTATGTCTAGTGCCATGAACATGGTGCGTGGCGGTGTATATGACGGACTATCCTGGGCTATGCACGGGGCGGTCGATGCCATCCTGTATCCATTCAAGGTGGCAAAGGAAGGATTCTGATGGACGCAATGTATGCATCGATGAAGGGGTTGCTTCCCAAGTTAAGCAAGAGAGCATGGACTGCTGTGGCTGTGGCCATGGTGGTGGTATGCAATGAGATGTTCGGCATCTCTGAGTCAGCCATGTGGCCCTTGGTGGGCATCGGCAGTAGCCTGATCCTTGGCTATACAGTGCGTGACCCTGGGTCCACGCTACCGACCAAGAAGAAGTAAGGAAAAGACCTGACCCGTGGGGCGTTCACGCCTAGGACGCTTCGCAACCTTATTGAGCGCATTGCCCAGCCATGGACTGGGTGCTACACAATGCCCACGGTGTCAGGTTAAGTTGTAGAAAAAAGGGGCACTACCAGTAAGCGATAGTACCCCTTTCAGTTTCTGGAGGTTTGTCTGAGACGATCAGGGAGAGTCAGACCCTCGAAGCCTACTGATCTCTTCAGCCATTACGCCAGTAATATTCTCCACTCGATCCAATTCTTTTAGTACTCGGGTAACAGTACCGAGTGCCCATGTCAATCGTCCGCACAGATCTTCCATATCATCCAGGGTATGGGCTTGATACCTTGCGGCTGTTTGAACTCTAAGAAGTAATCGTTCCCGCTCACCCGGAGTGATTGTCGTTTGGGGTTGATGCTTCCCTTTCCTTCCGGGTTGCTCGGTCATTGTCTGCCTCCTGTATCTTTCGCCACGCTTGCTTACGTATGAGGTACTGGTAGTACATCTCACCAGTTGGATCTAACCTAAGTAATCTAGATCCCTCGCAGTACTCGTCATCTAACTCCTTCCTTAGTTTTATACTCACTCCTCTTCTCCGAGCATCGCCATGAACTCACGGTGTGTCATCTCTCTGGGCAAGTTCTCCCCGTTGTATTGATTCTCAATCAATCGGCCAAGGCCAGGGAAGAGATTGTCAAACATGAACTGCATGTCTTTTAGGTCCGACGATTCTCTCGTGTGATCCCTTACCGAATCAAGAGACTTGATTCCGAAGTAGAGTGCCTTCGCTGTGATGAAGTTCCCACGAAGTGAGTTGGCAAATGCTATTGCCTCACGTTGGGTTTCCTCGGTTACATCATTCTGATCCATCTGTATCTCCAGTGTTATTAGTTCCTATTGCGGAATACCAGGTAACAGCCCTGCCATTACCTCCATCTACTTTACCAACTTCAACCCTGTCTTCCTGCTCAAGCCCCTTCAGTACACCGTCAAGGCGATGTGCAGGTAGGCGGGTATGTCTCATCAGGTTAGTACGAGAGATGCCAGTAGCCGCGCCCCTGATGGATCTCAGTACAGACCTACGATCTCTCTGATAGGGAGTGAAGGCTACATCCTGTTCGAATAGTTCAGTTGAATCCCTGAACACCTGGGAGCAGATGTTCGTGGCGCTGATCATCTCTCGCTCTGTGATTGTAGTTCTTGAATCATCCTCAGTATCGAGAAGGAGAAGAAGAGCAATCTTCAAGCACGATGTCATCAGCCTATGAAAGTACCCACTGAATAGGATGTTTAGTTCCTGTCCGTGTAGGTACTGCTCTTCGATAGATCGATACCACTTCTCATAGATATAAGTAGCATCGTCATCGATACGGATAGCACCCTCTCTCTTGCCGATGTTCTCTAATCTCTTGATGAGATGAGCGTGTTCCACCTTGTCTGCCTCATCAGGCAATGCAACCGTCTTCTCCTTATTCTTAGCAGGGATGACAATGAACCGGGGAATGAACCCACCAGCAAAGTCATCCTCTTGCATACGAGTCAGCATCCATTCAACCGTAGTGGCTGATAGGATGGACAGCGCAGGCCTATTGATCTCGATAATCCTGCTGTTCAGGTGACGAATCAATCTGCCCGGTACATCATAGATGTCAGTGAGCAGAGGCTTGGCCGCTTCCATATAGCCACGGTTAAGCATGGCGGTGAAGGAGTAGAACTCTGATGAGTAGAGAGTAGAGGCGGGTGTCCTCTCAAGGAGGGCAAGCAGGCTCTCCGCACTCCACTCTTCAGGCAAAACCTTCTCGTGATCCACGCCCATCAGTGTGTTCTTGGCGATGGATACGCATGTGGATTTCCTGAATGAAGAGGATGGTGCTACCAATACCAGCCATAGGTTGGGATAGATGTTGTTCATCCCGACAGGAAGGTAGACCTTACTGCCTACCACTGAGCCAAGAAGACTCAGCCCTGTCCAGTGATGGAACTTCTTAGGTGCGTCGGTACATGAGATGCACCAGTCCTGATAGTCCTTGAGCCAACTCACAGTACCAACCCTTCCTTCTTCAGTAACCTCATCGACTCATTCTCCAGTTCCGTTGCGCGTTTCATGAGTTCTCTCAACTCCGAAACGTGCTCGTTCCTATCCTTTACCAGTTTGAAGAGGCGACATAGTTCCTTGGTGTTCAACACGTGTGATGAACGTGCCTCTACTACCTTCTTCATGAGTGCATCTGCCTGCTTCATGTAGGCAACTGCGTTGTCTATACCCTGTGACATCTAAAAAATCTCCAGAAAAAAAACCGGGGCGGGTGTGTAGAGTGATAGGTCGCTGTCCCCCGCCCCGGCTAAGGGTTACAAGGAGATTGAACAGCGACAAGTAACGGACTATGCCGTGTTAAGTACAGGCCATGCCTTCTTCATCTGCTCAACCAACCTAGCGTTCCTCTGAACGATAGAGGTAGGGTTGACCTTCTTGAGGACATGGGTGTAGGCATTGTGAAGACCATACAGATCTTCACGATGCTCAGCAAATGCTTCATATGTTGGAGCCTTCCATTCATCCAGTACCCGCTTGATGTGGCTACTGGGAATGACATCGGCCTTCATGGATTCGACAACAAAGTCATTGACCTTATGTCTGCGGCCCTCTACTTCCTTGAGGGACTCCATGAACTCAACATCTGTGTGGGTGCTCAGAAGATAGCGCTCTACCATCTTATGAATCTCCCAAGGTAGATCTCCATATACACCCTTGGTTTGACGGCGGACAGTTTTAGTGTCACCGCTAAACATTAGGTTGGAGCACACCATTACTTGAAGTCCCATGACAATTCCGCAAGGGAGTGTCTTGTCGTAGGAACTTCTGATGCCTAGCACTCTACTGTAATCATCACCAGTAATATCAGGTGAGGTTACCGTCCATGTGCCAAACATCTGGGCACCACCACGGACAAACTCAACACTCTTGAGTTCAGTATCGAACTCATTAACGTTGAGAGCCTTGAGTGCCCACCCGATCAGATCCTCGTATGCCACAGGCATGTGAGTATCAGTCGGTTCGGGGACAGTGATCTCCTCCAGTCGTGCTGAGAGAAGGTCATTGTCAGTAATTACTTCATATCCCATTCGATTAAATCCTCCAGATTTATTACTAGCAGGGATGGTTTCCCATCAAGTCGTAAAGTGACTGACGGGAGGAGGCCGCGCCTCCCTGCTGGGGCGCTGGCCTCCTCTAGTGCCCGATAAATATCAGGGGTACTGAACTGCTTAGCCCGTCTCTTGCATTCATGCCAGAGACAGTGGGCCAGCCAGATCCGTACCGTCTGAATCTCGGTACTCATGAAGGGCAGTGGGGTGACAGGCTCAATGTCAGGGCCTTGCCTGTCTGCCCCTGCTCCCTGTGGATTCCTCTTGAAAGAGATCCCTGCTCTCTTCCATAGGTTGCCAACCTCTCGCTCATAGTGAGCGCCTTTGGTGCGTGACTTCCTACCCATTAGTCTTACGGAAGATACCAAGTCCCCACCCGAATAGTTCAAGTGAGATGTGAGGTAGCCAGACACCACGCCTCCTCCATCGCCGTACCTGTGCCGCTTGGCGACACATGGTACATGTCAAGAAGGATTCCTTAGCAGGTACCCGAGAGTAGTCCTTGATAGGACCGAAGCATCTAGTTGTCTTGTATGTCTTGCACCGTGAGCATCTCTTCTTCTTGTGTGCACTCATCGCTTCTTCCTACCCAGGACGAAGACGCCGATACATTCAGATGAGATACGAAGATCCTTGTCGTTATTAAGAGCGGCAAGGATCATCTTCTTATGAGGAAGATCCTTTAACTCAACGCGACAAACGAAGGCTTCTGCATCAGGATCATTCTGCTTTCTCGTAAGGGCACGTGCGGCCTCCTTTGCTTTGGTTTCACTGGGAAAATAGTGAGAGACCATGGTGGATGCGAGCCCGTGAGCCGTTGCCCGAAGGTCGCCTTCGTAGTCCAACTTATAAACAATCATGACTGATCCTTTCCGTAGAAGGTTAGTGCCCATGCCGCCTTCTGAGCGTTGGCACCTAGGTTAATGAAGTCAGCACCGATCTTCTCATAGTCTGATTTGACCAGCCATTTGAGATATCCCTGCTGTGTGATGAAGACATCGTGCCATGTCTCAGCACTATGCTTACCGAATCCCATCGGAAGCATCATGTCTTCTTCGGTGAATAGATCAGGTACCAGTGCCTCGCCAAACTCAGCAAGGATGGTACCGATCTGCTTACGAGAAGACGGTGCCTCCACCTTTGGCTGAGCGACATGCTCAACCTTCTGCGTGTTCGGCGTAGGGTTAGGTGAAGACACCGATCCGTTAGACATATCAACTCCTGGGTGTGTCCACAAGTGGAGAGCGATGCCCATGTACTTACAGCACTGACGCATGGCTACCGACACAGCACCTTTGACTGCATCGTCACCCATCATGGTGATAGATCCGATGCCGTCATAGTTTCTGAATGAATCGTTAGTCCATACCCTGACAGTGCAATGAGCAGTGGCCTTGGTTGCCTTGTGACTGCCCATCTTGGAAGGTTCTTGATCAACCTTGCGGATGGTGAAGTCCCAATTACCTACGCCTACTACTGTGTTGAGGCGGTCAATGAGCCAATGAGATTCAACCCATGTCTCGTTGTGTCCACCTCTACCTTTCTTATAACTCCACTGTTCCTTGGGGAAAGGCGCAGTTAGATTTCCTAGATCATTCACGGACGGTACCTCCAAACTCAGTTACACAAAGTTCCCAGAAACCACAGTGTCTTTGGGAACACAGAAACGATTCACGGTTAGGGATGATGGCATCACGTGGGCTACCATGTTCAAGCATGTCCATGGTGTGCAGTACACGCTTAGCCCTGATGATCATCTCTCTCCAAACAAACTCGACCTGCTCTCTAGTCACGGTCAACTCTCGCTGATCGAGGTAGACCTTCCGACCCGCTGGGGTCATGACTAGAATATCATAAACGAATGGTGCTTTGTTTACATCTTTTAGTTCATGAAATGTTTGTCCAACGTACACCTTAGCCTGTGTTTCATTGAACTCTCTGCCTCTATTCCACTTGCGGCTTGCCGTTTTCAGGTCACGTATGGTGCCATTGGATTCAATGACATCGGCGTACCCCTGAATGGGGAGGACAAACCCCTCATCCTCTATGTCATAGCGGATGCGGGGCTGTACCTCCTTCGGTTCAAGTTCCATCCATAGGTCATCGTAGGCTAGGCGTGTACCCTTGGGGATAGACTCACGGACAAGAGAGGGCTTGCCATCCCTGGCAAAGTCCCACTCGATCTCGTCAGATCTTGCATCCCAATCGTGTACTGTCTGTTCTACGATGTCCTCTCGTGATGTGAGGTGGCCTTCGATTACACCAGTGAGTGTGTTGTTACTGGCTTCGTCGATGACAGTACCTCGTACCATAGCCATGGACGGAGGCGAGTTGAGTCCTTCGTGATAGTGGAAATAGTATCTGGCTTCGCAATCTCGATGAGTGTTTAGCCTACTAGGACTCATAGCCTCAACAATCATTCTTCCTCCTCCCAAGGAGTTACTTCCATCTCAGGTTTGGGATAATCGCAATCTTCCTCAACCCCCTCCTCCCAATGATCCCACGCATACTCTTCTGCCGAGGCCCCATCTGCCGCTTCAGCAATCCAAGTGCGAGTGACAAAATAACAGACTTCTACTCTATACTTGTTCATCATTCTTCCTCCTCCGAGAAGAGTACGATTGACAATGCTGATGGTGATTCCTCCTCTTCGAAGAATCTCCAGCAGTATGTACACCACTTCCTGTTCTTGCCATTGTAATAGAAGTTAGCAAGGACATGCTCGGCTTCGCTTGAGCCTTCGCCGTCACCATAGCAGTGGTCACACGCAGGGTTGTTGGTTCCATTGTCCCTGTAGATATAGCCAGTACCATCGCAGTGTGTGCAGTATGTGTGACACACATAGTCGTTGGTTACTTCAACAGGAATGCCTATCCTTCTCTGTATAAGAAGGGTAAGGAACTCACGATATTGAAAGATGTGCCATCGTTGTCGTGTGTCCGTATACTGTGTCACTGATTGATAGTGAACAGGCTTGGTACCACAGGCATCAAGTTCATCAGAAAGGCCCATTGTCATCCTCGCCATGGATGATGAGAGTCTGATCATCATCAGTGATGCTAAGCAAGTCCTCTCCCTCTTCTTCCATGCCAGGAAGGGGATCGATGTTGGCATCTCTTGCCTCATCAACCATGTTCTCTGCCTTGGCGTGACAGATAGCGGCGTGATGCCTGAAGAACTCTTCAAGCCAGACCACATCGTGGTGGTCAGCAGTCTTGAGGATCTCGTCGAGGTCATGCTCAAGCCCTTGGGCTAGGTGTGCTACCGCACATCTCGTTGCATACTCCTTGCTTTGCTCGATTGATTCCTCAACCTTGTTGAGAACATCTACTGTGTGCTTGGCAGTGATCTCTTCATCGCTCATCGTTGAGAGATCCAGTGCCTGTCGTGCTTTGTCTTCCATGTCTACCTTTTTCCATGCGCCCATGGTGTAACCTCCATTGGTTGTAGTTAATGCGTACCCTCCGAGAGCCCCGTCCCTCAGACGGGGGGCGAAGGGGGTTTACTATAGCAGAAAGAGAGGCATTGCCACCAGAATAGTGACAATGAAATCGAGAAACCATCCTCGATATATGGCAGTGTGCCTCGACCGAGCGGGACACATACCCTCTACTAACTGTGCTTCACAGACGTGACAGAAGTCGGGCATGATATAACCTCCAAGAAAATAATACCCTATGTTTCGAAACGAAATGCTAATTGATTAGCCATACCATGAGGCCGTAGATACTCAGTACTATGAGTACGCCCCATCCTTGTCGTTCTAGTCGTTCATACATTGATGCGGTCCAAGTTAGGCCCAGGCCCCTCGACAAAAAAAAGGAATGGTGGATTGCTGATAGGCTCCACCGGGCCTAGAGATGGTCTAACTCCTCAGACTACCTACCTTACGGTACTGATTTACCTGCCCCGTGTACTTGAGAACAGGAAGGAGTGTGTTAGTCACGCAGATCTCGACGCTTGGTCTCCCAGATTGACACTACTAAGCAGGTACATGTGCCTGCCGTTCTTCACTGGTTGAATGTAAGAGCCCGGTTACTTGTAACGCCACCGGGCGAGGCTATTGTGTGTGCCTAGAAGGGGGGTTCCTCCTCGGTATTGCCAACCAAGACAGCCTGCTCAGGCTCTGCCTTAGGCTCAGTCTTAGGGAGGTGCGTGTTCTCGGACGGCTGAGTTGCGTCCAGGTTCTTCTCGGCCTTGGTGCTACCGAAGTCGAGGGTGTTAGCAAGCACGTATGTCTTGTACGTGTGCTTGTCATCGCCCTGCTTCTTGTACTTGTCAGTACGAAGGGAGCCAGTCACTTCGATCTTGTGACCCTTCTTGAAGAACTTGCCGAGGAACTTAGCCATGCCGTTCCACGCCGTGATGTTGATGAAGTCAACACGTGACTGACTGTCTTCCTTGCCCCATCGGGTGTTGATTCCGATGGAGAAGTTGACAACCTCACGAGCCTTGTCGCCCTCACCGACCTCCTTGATCTCGGGGTCAGCAGTAAGATAACCGACTCCACTCCAGTTGTTGATTGTCACGATAAACCTCCTGTGGTTAGTGACGTTGGGTTGGGACACGACCTCGACTGACTAAATGTCAGATGAGCGAGGCCGCCTCCCTCAGAGGTGGCCGTGCGATGTGCTACGGACACCAGTGACTATGACTTGAACGGGGGTACATTGCGGTGCAAGTTAGGCCCAAGCCCTGACCCTCCTAGTACCTGTCCCAGGGAGACGGGTCAGCGAGGGTCAGTTCGTCTGCCAACTGTGACAGTACGTCACCGTGACAGGGACCGGGCTTGCAGAAACAGCCTAGCGTCCTGCCTATCAGGGTTGCGACACCCTTACGGTAGATGGGGTCGGTGGCAATGCGATGCCTTGCGTATGCCTCGAAGCAGGGAAGTGTAGTTCCTGCCTTGCGATGCTTCTTATTGCAGATGGGACACGGCTTGCCGATTACGATTGGGCTACCGAAGAAGCCTGATCGTCCATTGCCGGGTCGCCCGATGTACACAACATCATCGAGTTGCGTAACGTTGCGGATGTTGATTGTCTCAGTCACTGTCGTACCTCCTTGTTGGGGTGTCTAAACAAATACTATGGAACGAGGGAGAAGCCGCCGCCCCTCAGGCGGAGGCGACGACTAATCCCCTTGGTGCCTAGAAGGGGGGCTGAACCGCCCGGATAGCATGGAGTGTGGACTCGCAGTCCGGGTGGGGCTGATGCTCCTCAAAGTCATCGCCGTCGTGTGTGACGAGTGTGAAGCCAGTCTCGTCGTGCCACGCAATGTCAGCAACTACCGCCCGCAGTGTGGGCTCGCAGTCCGGGTGAGGCTGATGATCCTCAGTCTCTGACCAGTCCCGCAGGGGAGTGTCGTGCGTCTCCGCCCAAGCCTCGTCAACTGCCCGGTTCTCCTCCTCTGCATTTGCTAGAAGCACTTGCTCCCTAGAACGGTCGAGGATGGAACCAATGGCAAACTCCCAGATGAGCCATGCGTCACCGAAGTCATCGTTGTCAAGAGCATCACGGAGGAGATCGCTTTCGAACTCATCGGAAGGAACGAAACAGGTACAGTTCCAGGCCATGTCCTCGGGGGACGGATGCAGTTTCCCACCGGGATTACAGCAGTCGCACGGCTCGTGGTGGTTCTCTTCGTCGCAGAAGACAACACCTGACCCAGAACATTGGTAACAGTGTGAGTTGGGCATAGAAACAAACTCCAGAAAGATAAAAGTAAGTAAGTAAGTAGAAAGTTTACAGAGAATAACTGATGTATCAGGTTATTCAGATGTAGTAGTGGGACGAGAATTCACCCGCCCCCTTCGGGGGGGTGAATGATAGAAGAAGGTAAAGAAGTGAGATAATTGTGAGGTGACGTACTTGTGAGATGTATGAAAGAAATGGTAGAAGAAGGGTAAGGGTGACCGTCCTTGAGCGCGTTAGAAGATAACCACCCCCTATGCGGGGGGGGAGGGGTGCCATCACTCAGGGTTGTCCAGAAGCAAAGGCGTCACACACAATTTTTTTCGTTTTATGGAGACTTCTTCTAATGGGTAATTTCACAGATCTCGGATCGGGCAATATGTCAGCGGGTGAGGCTGATTTGCTGGTACAGAGAGAGGCTAGGCTAGGGGCGGAGATGTCACGCAGGGAGGACATCACTAGTGCTAGTGAGTCGATGTCCAAGAAGATCCTGGACGAGGGTGATGTCTCTGGAGCGGAGAAGGTTATCTTGGCGGCTTTGTTTAATGAACTGAGCGGTCCAAGACCTATGTTTCGTATGAAGGCGGCAGACCTTCTGATGGAGGCGTTCTCGTTGAAAGGTAAGAACAGGAAGAAGTCTGATGCCGCTGAGGAGTCGCTAGGGCGACTTAAGGCGGTACTTGAGAAGATCAGCGTTCTTGGTGACGGTGGTACGGAGACTCATAGGATAGAGATCGAGGAAGCGTAGTTCAGTGGGGTACCATCCTTCGCCCGCCGTCCCCGCAGGTTTGCACAGAAAGCGAGATAAATCAAGTGTGGTTCTTAGGGGACACTTTTAGTGTCTGACTTCCTTACGAAGGCCGTCGAGTCCCTGAGTGGTGGGGACGTAGTGACGGATGACGATGCTCTAAGGGCTCTGAGTGAGGCCCTTGGGGCACCAGAGAGGTGGTGCGAGGCACTTCTGAAGATCAAGACCAAGAAGCAGGAGGTTGAGGATCTGAGGTGGAACACCGTTCAGGAGAGACTGAACGTGGTCACGACGGACCTCAAGGCTCAGAATCGTCCTGTTAGATTGATCGTCTTGAAGGCAAGACAGCAGGGAGTTAGCACTTGGTCTGAGGCTCGGCTGTTCGAACGCACGATTACACAGGAGAACGGGAATGCCTTGGTCATTGCCCATAAGGGTGACAGTGCGGCTGAACTGTTCGCCATGTCCAGGTTCTTCTTTGAGAACTTGCCGTTCCAACCGAAGTGCGACTATTCCAACAGGCGAGAGATCGTTCTGGCTCCTCCGATGAACTCCAAGATGAGAATCGAGAGCGCCGAGAACAAGGATGCCGGTCGTGGCATGACGAACCAGTATGTACACGCCAGCGAGGTAGCATTCTGGCCTAGCCCTGAGCAGACCATGCTGGGGCTTATGCAGTCGGTGCCTAAGGTTCCAGAGACGATGGTAATCCTAGAAAGTACGGCCAACGGGGTTGGAGGGTACTTCCACGATATGTGGTGGTCAGCGATAGACGGGACAAACGATTTCACGCCAGTCTTCCTGCCGTGGCATGAGAACCCTGAGTATTCTTTTGGACTATCAGAGGAGGACACGGATAGGATCACGTCCTCTCTTGATGATTCTGAACTGGAAGGTTGTGAACTTTTTGGGTGGTCCGCAGGCCAGATAGCGTGGCGGCGGTCCACCATCGCAAACGAATGCAATGGCAACATGGTGCAGTTCATGCAGGAGTATCCTGCAACGCCCCACGAGGCATTCCAGGCTTCCGGTCGGCCAGCATTCCAATTGGAACTTATTGATAACATCCTCAATGGAGGATGTACGGACCCCGCACGGGGCAACCTAGTAAACGGAGTTATCGACAATGGATAAGGATGTTGAAATGATGTGGACCTACTTTTTGAGACTCAGGAAGTCTGTAAAAGAGATCAGGCGATGCAATGTAGATGACGGTGCACTACTGCATGCCGCCGCAGTGCTTACTGCTGGCAAGATGAGTGTGCCGAAGAGCAAGCCCAGCGCCGTAAGCGTATGACCGACGAACTGCTCTATGACCCAAACCCCCGAGGACCGTTGCGATTGTGGGCTACCCCGGTTACTGGACATCGCTACGCCATGGGGGTCGATACGGCTGAAGGGTTTGGATTCGGAGACAACTCAGTTGCTTGTGTCATTGACGTTGAAACAATGGAGCAAGTCGCAGAGTGGACAGACCGAATCGATCCCTATCTCTTTGCGGAAGAGGTTGTAAAACTAGGAGAATTTTATGACAACGCTTTCGTAGCAGTAGAGATCAATATGCACGGTCTGGCCGTGGTCAACAGAATCAGAGATCTGGGTTACTGGCACCTGTATACGAGGAAGGCATTCGATCAGGTACAGCACAAGCCAGTGAACCGTATTGGTTGGCAGACCACTACAAAGACAAAGGCCTTATTGCTTGATCACGCTAGGCAGGTGCTCAGGGAAGGCGATGCGAAGATCAACTCAGAAGAACTTCTCCGTGAGATGCGGACCTTTATGGTCACAGAGCGCGGGGTTGCTGAAGCCAGGAAAGGATCTACCGATGATAGGGTTATGGCATGGATGATTGCTCTTCAGGCAAGAGAAGCAGTCTTCTTTGAGCATCCCCCTGCGAAGGTGAATCCAGACAGGAATGTTGACTCCTGGGTATGGGATATGGTATCTGATCGATTTGAAGATGAGCATAAACTCATCGCTGAGACGAACTATAAGTATGGGAATGACTGGTAATGGAATCAACAATCATCGTAGTCCTGGGTATTGTGATCACCGTTCAGGCGCTGGTCCAAGGATTCGAGAAGCGGGCGCTTCTCGGACAGTTGGATAGGCTAGAAACGAAGATCATGGCCATGGCATCACAACAGGCGGTGGCTACTTATGCTCTCAGCAGTGCGGCTATGCCCCAGAATGGGGATCAAACATGGTCAAGATCTGATGAGACAGAATCGCAGATCGCAGGGGCTGAATACATCAGCAATCTTATGAGGAACCAAGAATGAGTTACTTCGATAAGAAGTCCGTCAAGCGCACACAGGAGTCAGTGAAGTCTAGTGATGTCAAAAAACTAGTCACTGCCCATAAGAAGAAGGTTGCGGCGCAGAAGAAGATGTATGAGGCGGAAGCCCCCGTCAGAGAGAAGGTTAACGAACTGATGGATGCCAGGATCCATCTCGGTGATGTCGGAACCGTCCTCGCCACCAAGGAGGCTTCGGTCGCAAAACTGAATACCGCTATCTCCGAGGCCGAGGCTGGCGTGACGGCGCTGAAGGCCCAACTGACTGCCGCCAAGAAAGAGGTTACATCTGCCAAGAAGGATGTGACTGCGGCTACAGCCGAGGAAGCCTCGATCAAGACTGCCCTCAAGCCTCTGGAAACTGAACTAGTCAAGCATATGCCTGACTATGATCGCATCACTGCCTGATGCCTGCGGCTATAAAGCCTGTAAGACTATCTGAGCAAGACAAAGATCTACTCAGAGATTTCGAAACTCGTCAGGGCGATGAGGGTCGGAATGCATTCAAGATGTCGCTGGAGCGCATCTGGTTTGAATGCGTCTCATTCTTCTCTGGCCATCAATATGTCAAATGGAATAGTACTTCTAATTCCCTAGAGGAGCCGCCTGCCCCGCCCTGGCGGGCCAGATATACGGCCAATCTGATTCTGCCCATGGTGCAGAGGGCTGTATCTAAAGTAACAGCAGATAGGCCTAGAGTAGTTGTCGCTCCTAAGACTCCAGACCGTGAGGATATGGGCGGTGCAAGGGTGGGCACCCGCATCATCGAGCATCTGTTTGAAATAACAGAGTTTGATGAGGAACTCAGGAGAGCCGTCAAGTGGGCTACGCTCACTGGAACTGGATTCCTGAAGGTTCATTGGGATATCACCGCTGGACCCACAGTTGGAGATGTAGTTTCCCTGGATGACAGGGACATTATCGAAGAGTCGGAAGTTGGAGAGGTAAGGAATGAAGCCATTCGCGGTCGGGCTTCTCTGCTCGCTCAGAATCTGGGTGAGATCGCTGTGGAATCAGTATCTCCCTTCAAGATGTACACCGATGCTACGGACGCTTCTCCAGGGTTCGGGTCGGCTACATGGATTATAGAGGCAACAGAACGCCCTCTCTCATATATCAAAGATAGATGGCCAAAGAGAGGCAAGACTGTTACCGCTGAGGCGGGCAAGCCTCACAGTTGGATGGAGCGCAGGCTCAAATCCCTGATCGGAAAGAACTACTGGGGAGGTGATCCTAATAAAGCCACGGATACGGCCATCGTCTATGAGATGTGGGATAAGCCCAGTCCTGATTATCCGAAGGGCCGCTATGCGGTCATGGCGGGTGGGACAGTTCTGGAATCTAGGAGCAACCATTACGCCACAGACCTTGGCGTATGGTCGCCCTATATTCACATGAACTACATCGAGATGCCCAACCGCTTCTGGGGTATGGGACTCGTTGAGAACCTGATGGGGCCACAGCGAGAGTACAACATCACAAGATCACAGATCATCGAGTCGAAGAACTTGATGTCTAAGCCCAAATGGCTGGTGCCGCGTGGAGCAGGCATTGCAGAAACAGCCATAACTTCCGAGCCTGGGGAAGTCATTTTCTACAATGGCACCTCACTCCCTCCTCAGGTAGTCCCGCCCTCACCCCTACCCGCGTACATCACGGCCCACGTAACCGATCTCTTCAAAGAGATGCAGGTTATTGCGGCCCAGAGTGACGTTACCCAGGCTCGGGCTCCTTCATCTGTGAGGAGTGGAACGGCCATCCAGATGCTAATGGAGCAGGACATCTCAGTAATGAGCCTGTTCAGAAACAGGATCATTGACTCGGTGAAGGCTAGTTCCCGGCTAATGCTGAAATTGGCGTCGGTCAACTGGGATGTTCCCAGAAGTGTGAAGACGCTATCCAGCGACTACTCATGGCAGGTTCAGATGTGGAAGGGCGCTGACATACGCAACAACTTCGATGTGAGAGTTGTGCCCTCATCTGGTACTGAATCAACAGCAACGAGAAGGCAAGACCTCTTGGACCTGATGGGTGCTGGATTCTTAAATCCCCAAAATCCCGAGCATATGAAGGCAATCTTGGAAGGCTTCGAATTGTTCGATGTCCAGGGTGCTACTCATTCAATGGCTCAGCACTACCGAGTAGCAGAGAAGGAGAACTTCCTTATGAAGTCCATGCCTCCTCAGTTGCCGCTGGTCAGGGAATTCCACGAACATCAGATCCATGTGAAGACACACTCGGATCTACAGAACTCTGCCGACTATGACGCTCTCACTCCTGAACATCAGCAGTTGATTGACAGTCATGTGGCACAGCACAATCAGATTCTCCAACAGCAGTATCAGGCTCAGATGGAGATGATGCAGGCACAGCGCGGGGCTCCCGGTGAAACTGGCACCGGAAGTAGGCCCAAGCGTCAAGAGGAAGGGCCTTCACAGTGAAGGCTTATTCGTGTAATTAATACAAAGGATCGTGATGACAAGTATCGAAAGCACCGGGGACGAGGCCGCTAACCAAGCGGGTACCGAGTCCGCGACTCAAGAGAACATCGACCCTGGCAGTCAGTCTGTAAGCATTAAGTGGAGGGGCGAGGATATCGACCTGACACTTGACAAGGTTACAGAACTGGCACAGAAGGGCTATGACTACGAAAAGAAGACTGCTGAGTTGTCGGAACAGAGAAGGCTCTTGGAAGAGCGATCTACCCAACTCACAGGCCTAGATGAATTCCAATCGTTCTTGGAAGGTAACCCTGATAAGGCGGCGGCAATTCAGAGAATTATTACTGGTGAAACAATGATTGACTCTAACGATTTTGATGGCGAGATGCCGAGTGGCAACTCGTCCGATCTGAAGGTCATGCAATTGGAAAACCAGTTGAAGTCTCTGATGGCCCAGCAACAGGAAAGCCTCCAGCACTCTCAGTTGGAAACACTCAGAACTAAGGTCGAAGGTGCAGTCTCACAGAGTCCAGTCCTATCTAGGTCATCTGCTCACGCAGTGAACAATCTCTTCCAAGAGATGGCCCGCGACCCGTCCCAGGACTTAGAGATCTTGGTCAAGCACCTTGAATCTACCTTCAACAAGATCATCGAGAATCCAACCGCTGATCAAATTGAAGCAGGCCTTCGGGATAGAGCCAGGTTTGGCACAGAGAGTGGAGGAGCGGCGGCGGGTTCTACCCCTGACATTCCTAACCTCTCTGCCGAAGATATGAAAAAGGGTGGCACTCATAAAGCCGCAGTGGAATATCTGCAAGGTTTGATGGGTGGCCACTAGGTAACAACAAAAAATGGCTACGTCTGCAATTAACAACGCCAGTGTTCTGAGCCTGACTGATTATGACAAGGTTCTGAAGGACATTTATCTTGGGCCTATTCGTGAGCAATTGAACTCAGAGACAATCCTGATGAGCCGGATCGACCGGAATGATCAGAATGTCGAAGGCCGCAAGATCATCATGCCCTTGCACACTGGAAGATCGTATGGATTTGGTGCTGTACAGGAAGGCGGGATTCTCCCGTATCCCCAAGAGCAACAGTTCACAACGATTGAGCACTATGTGAAGTATCTCTACGCTCGTGTCCACATCGGTGGTGTGGTGATCGCGGCTACCAAGTCTGACCTTGGTAGTTTCGTTCGCGCCATCGACTCGGAAGTCTCTGGTGTCATGAATGATTTCAAGCATGACATGAACCGGATGTACTTCAATGATGGAACTGGCATCCTTGGCTCCGTGGACACAGTTCCCGGTTCCGACACGGCTACCTTTACCGTTCGCCAATGGGGTGACACCGCAGAAGTTGGTTCTCGACTGAAGTATTTCGGTCCTGGCCGCTATGTGGGTGGCGTCTCGCTGAACAACGATATTGGTAACTCAGGTGGTGGTGGAGCAGTCGGCAAATTTGCTGGCGTAAGCAAGATCAACTCGGTGGACATTTCCGCCAGAACGATCACGCTTGCTGACACCATGGCCAAGACTGTGGAATTCTTCGTTCACGCGAAGGGTCCGGGTAGCACGGCAGTGACAACGGCATCTGGCCAGACCGCTAAGGCTCTGACCGATGCTGACTCTGAAACCTCTTGGGGCAACGAATGCCAGGGCCTGCTGGGTCTGGTGGTCGGCTCTCCGACAGGAAGTGCTGATACCTGGGCGCACTCCACCGATGGCAAGGTTCTTGGATCTGCTGGAACCGAAGCGGAACTGTACTCAGTTACCGATTCGCTCTGGCAGTCTCAGATCATCGCCAACGGTAACGTTCCCCAGAACCTGAGCGAAGACCTGATGCAACAGGCACTTGACCTTACGGAAGAGTACGGCACGGGAAGTACTAGCCTGATCATGACCACCTATGGTGTTCGTCAGGCTTTCTACGACCTGCTGGCGGCTGATAAGCGGTACCCGAATACCACCAAACTGACTGGCGGTTACACCGCACTCGACTACAACGGTCATCCCCTTGTCGTAGACAAGGATTGCCAAGCAGGCATCATGTACTTCCTGGATGAATCCACATTCCAGATGTACAGGATGCAGGACTTCAACTGGTTGGATGACGATGGCTCTATCTGGCATCGCAGAGAAGACACCCATGACTGGCAGGCCACGCTTGCCTACTTTGGTGACTTCGGTGTGACCCGCCGGAATGCCAACGCCGCCATCCTTGATATCCAAGAATAGGTATTGATTAGGAATTAGGGGGGGTGTACAACTCCCCCTAGTTCTGTTTCCGCAGTATCCCCTACGGGGGGGCAAACTATGAGGACTGGAAATGACCGTCAAAGTAGGTGACTGGGACAAGGATCACTGGCCGCATCCGAATGTGACGGCCATCCCTCTTCTGCCTGTAGCCAAGGCGGAGTACTTCATGGCTTCGACCACTCTGGCCAGCCTGACCAACGGACAAGAATTGCCGCTTCTGACGAATAGGATTCTTGGCTCTCCCGGTACCCTTCAGGTCAATGCTCCGGATACAGACAGTGGCTCTGTAAGATCATTTACTATTACAGTAGAAGGTCGTGATCAGTTTGGCGATCAACTGGATGCCACAAAGAGGTTCAGTTATACGACCAATCAGGGCAGTCATATGGGGATGATGACTTGGACAGAGATTCACAGGGTCACCATAGATGACATTGTTGATACTGGAGCGGGCAATGGAACTATCAATCTAAGCAACCATGGGGATCAGATCCCTATCGGTCTTCCCTTCAAGTTTAGTAGTGAATCCTTTGGGGATGAGATTATCGCAGTTACCCGCTATGATGGCGTTGTTCATGCGAAAACAGATATGACTCTTTCTGCCAAATACAGCAGTATTCGGAATACCGCTCCGGGCGCGTGGAGTGCTGAACTGAACTGGGTGTTCGTCAATCTTCAAAAACTAAGTGGCTTCTAATGGCTATCAGACTTCAAGATTTTGATCCGAATACATACCCTCATCCCAATACGGGGTCATTGATTCACTTCTGCCTAGCGGCCCCTGTGACCAATCACTTTGTTGATGGGGCTACATTTGCTGTTGGAGATGTGGCGCTCCTGAAGAACAGGATGATTGGTTCTGCCAGATCACTCCAGATTATTAGCAATACCGCTGATACTACGGCTGGAGGAGGATTCATCGTGAAGGGGCTGAATCAGTTCCAAGAGCCGATTGAAGAGAGTCTTACTTTTCAGGCGGCAACAGCGGCAACCTTTACCAAGAACGCCTTTAGTGTGCTTACTAGCATGACGATTACCTCCCTTCCTGGTAGTCCTCATGCGGATGGGTTTGATGTGGGCTTCGTCTTGGGGTCTGGCCAGAGGGTTGGCCTGCCCATCAAGATCAATCAGTCTGGGTATACATGGTCTACCAATAATGCCGAATTGATCGAGATCAATAATGAATATGGTGGTGGCAATGTCGGGCCAACTGACGTTGATCCCAAGACCAGTACGGTTCTCGATAACTTAACATGGACAGCGGGATTACACTCCTGCTTCTTCCAACTCAGGCCTAGTAGGACTACAAGATAATGGCTATTCGAACAAGGGCAATTGATCTTCCCGGCTATCTCCATCCGAATGCCGGACTTCATCTGATTTACTGCATGAGCGGTACAGGGAGATTCACCAATGGAATTGCCCAAGAAACAAATACCATGACCCCTGGTGGTGTTCCTGGTATTTGGAATGCCACTTGGCTTCCTCAGGTAAGTAGGGGTACCCCTCAGAACCTTACTATTACTCCCGAAGATGACGCTGATGCGGCGTGGAGCATCAAGGTTTATGGAGAGAATCAGTTTGGAGAGCCTGTCTCTGAAACCTTTTCTGGGCTATGGGATGGCGTTGCGGTAACTGGAACAAAGATCTTTCGTATGGTTAGAAGGATTGAAACGGTAACCAATGCCGCCGCAGGATCATCAAAAACGATGTCCATCGGTCATCTCAGAAATGGCAATGCTCGATATGGCCTGCCCTTCAAACTGCGGGATGTCAATGTTGGTATAGAGGGAAGTACGGAATATCCCGATGTGGAGATTAGGGGCGTGGTCTACCTTGATGCAACCTTCGATACCGACTGGCGCGTTGATGCTGAGAATTCGTCCATCTACAATCTGGGGGAAATTACGGCCAATCCTCACAGGCTGGTCAAGTTCAACTTCCCCAGGGGAAGAGAAGTCTAATGGGTCTACGGTCTAGAAGCATTGATCGGAACCAGTACCCTCATCCTGATACGGTGATGGTCCCGCTGGTACTCTCCAGCACGATAACCGGTGGGATAAACAATTATCACAGTACGGGCTCCCTATTCACCGATGGTGAAGGGGCTGTTGCTGGTGGAATTGTTGAGATGAACCAAGGGACTACATGCCACCTCACTCCGCAGTCCATTTTTATCGATGGCGTTGGGTCCGTATCAGGGGCCATCGATACGTTGGCTAGGTTCCATGGAGAGGATCAGTTCGGCAACCCCCAAACCGAAGACATTCCGATTCAAAATGTCTCTCCTTCCACTCTAAAGGTGAATCCTGCTGGGTGTGATACCTGGGGAATCAAGCCATTTAGAAAGGTCTTTAGGCTGGAATGGCTCGAAGTCACCACAATCGGTAGTGGTGCGTTCAATATTGGAATTCACTCTGGTGATCAGAATCCATATCAGGCGGGTGAGGGGCCGGGTGCTATGTCTAATGTACGGTATGGCACACCGTTCAGACTTAGTGAGCCGGGTATCGGTGGAGCCAGTACTCCTGAGCCTACTGCCGAAATCCTTGAAGTTCTGGACGGAAGTAACATGGCAGTGAATCCGAACTGGAAGATCGATACCGAGAATAACTCTATCTATCTAATCGACGCTACTGGCCTGACTGGCCGTACACTGTTTCTCAAGATGAGAGTCCCCTTCAAACGGGACATGTAAGGAACCTACCAATGGGCATCAAAACTAAGAATCTAGATCACACGCGCTGGCCTCATCCGAATGCCAGCCCGATCATCATTACCAAGGTAAACGCGGCAACCCGTTACTTCACTGGAGCCATGTCTGCCGTGACTGCTGATACCGCGCTTGACCTGAGTAATAATGCGTCATGGCCTGCTGGATCTCCCCAGTCAGTGTCCGTGGGCCTTGCTGGTGGTGGAGACAGTACGATTACTGTTGAAATCACTGGTGAAGACCAGTTTCGCAAAGAGATCACTGAAACTGTATCTGCCACAGCCTCAACCGATGGGGTTACGGTCAAGGCTTTCGACAAGGTTTCAAAGATAATGCCGACAGCAAAGGATGGTAGTGGCAGTACTTTGAATATCGGTACTACCCTGGCTGAGATTAGTGCCGTAGGTTTGCCCGTCAAACTGGCCTATACCCGTATGGTTGCAGGTACCACTGGTTACAAGCCTGATGATACCTCTGACATTCTGAGTGTGATCGAGAGTGATGGCACAGTAATGACCCCGGATACGCATGTCCGAATTGATGTTGCCAATAGCACCATCTACGGTGTTGCATCGTCGGGTCAGTTTACTGCCGCTACCTACTGCGTATTCACTAACTTCCTGCCTGGGACACCCAAGTAGTGGTAGCAGTAGATCATCGTTATCTGTCGAAACTCCAGAGATATGATCGTGCTCTGGATGTCATCTGGAACAAGAGAATCGACAGATTCCAGGTCATGCGTAGGGCGAGGAATGGAACGTTTCTGCATGTGATGAATATCACTGAGCCTGATGGTGGGTTCAGGCCGTTCGATACTCGCACCATTGAGTATCTAAAGAAGATTGATGTGTGGCGCAGATTCGGTAGGGATATCACAGCCCGTCAGGCGGCAAAGGAACTAGAGAAACTTGATGCCCCTGGCGAGGCAATTAGGGCACAGCAAGAACAAGCCAGGAAGGAAGAGATCCTTGAGGGCTATGCCCAACTCAGGCACATGATCAAGAAGCGTCCCTACTTCAGCCATCGCACCAATATGGACATGGCTGAGCATATGATCGCAGTCTCCGAAACAAAGAAGGAGGCCTCTCACATGATGGATCATGCAACAGAAGGAGAGGTTGGCATCAACGATGATGGCACCTACTGGACCAAGAACTGTAACGCCTGATGAATCTGAGTGAGATCCATGCCCAGGTCCGAGAGATCATTGAAGAGCCTACGGCTCGGATATGGAGCAATGATGAGATCTATCGCCACATCAATCGTACCTATAGTCAACTTCAGGGTGATCTCTCTCAGACAGATTCGACCACTGGCTTAGATAGTAAACTTCTAAGCGAACTGACATATGCCTCGGCTAGCGGCGGCATAACCAAGGTCACCCTGGAGCCTTACGTTACGAAGATCGTTAGGGTAGAGAACGGCCTACAAGAGGATACCCCTGGATCTTCCGTAAATCCCCTGCACCTGAATACCCATGCCCATGCTAGGAGACAGTTCCTCAGGGGTGATACATGGTTCTTCGGAGGGGATCGCCATCTCTATTTGAACATCGACAAGGATGGTATTGATGATGCAACTCAGTGGCGTATCTGGTTTCAGCGGAGATGGCCACCGCTTGTGGGTGTAACCGTATCTAGCCTGACCTCCCTGACCTTCACGCCTACTGTTGTGGCCTCTGGCCTGACCCCCGCATGGCCTGGATTGACTGATGCTATGCGGAATACCAGATTCCAAAATGCTACAGATGCATCAGGTGGAACCCTGTTCTTCTGTACGGGATCTACTTCTACTACTTGTGTAGTGGAATCAGCAACAGGCCTGGATAACTCCGATGTTCTGTGGAGTGTCCCCCTCTTTGAGGAATCAATGCATGAGGTACTCGCCTACCGCGCCGCCAACAGGTGTCTCGACAAGGAAGGCAATGTGACTCAGAAGCAGGTAATTTCCCAGGTATCTTCCGAACTCTCTCGGACTCTTGTAAACACCCAGGAGAGACGGCAAGATCAAGCACCTCGATATGTGAACTACACAGAGGATCGATAATGGCAAAGAAGTCAAAGAAGAGGCGCAAGCCCGTCACTAAGAAGTCCAAGACCGCAGGCAAGGGCAAGGGCTCAAAGGGTAAGCCGAAGGGCTTCGTTCCCTATGCATCCAAAAAGGGTGGCGGTCGCAAGCGCAAGAGCAGGGCTGGTGGCAGGTAGATGACCCTCAAATACTCCAAATTGCAAGGCCGCTATGGGATTGAGATCTCCATTACCGAAGGGCCAGCCGCCGCCGGGGAAACAACCGTTGATGAGACTGACGATGGCTGTGTCATTGATGCGGCAAGTATTACAAACATTATGACCTTTAGCGCCGCAAAGCATGCTGTCTTGAAACTCTGGCCGAAAGGTTCAGATGGCGAACTGATCAAGGCTTCTCCTACTGGCGGTCCCGCTCCTTCAGCAACCGATGCTCCTATTTCCATTACGGCTTGGGGTGGAGAAACTTCGGCTGTGCCTCAACCGATTGAAATGCCCTACGGGTTTAAGTGGAGTGTTCAGACTGTCGGGGCAACAAATCCGGCCAGTACCGATGTCAATGGCCACCTCTCTTATGCCGTGGTTAAAAAGTCCGTTGATGCGTCCGGGGTTCCAACTACATAGTGAATGGCCGCACCGTACAAAACCTTCAGGATTCGACCTGTTGCTGGCGGCCTGAACGATGAGGTAAACCCTCTCCTCATTGCCGACGATACGGCATCAGACCTATCGAATGTAGAGTTCGACAAACTCTCAATCGCGTCGGCATCAGGCCATACCAAGATCAACCGTGATCCCCCCAAGTCGGCGGGGCTTAGGGTTGATACGACTAACGGGAAGGACAACATGACTCCGCTGGAGTCACAACCTCCCGTGGGTGGGTTTGTAGTTCTGCCCTACAAGCAGACCCTATTTGACTCTACCAAGTCATGGCAGTGGGATATCTCCTTCAGGATTGAAGGTCCGGGGCTGAAGCCTGGAGAGTTTGTATCTCTTCTCTCCTCTGGTGGTGGGCCTACCGAGCACTTCTGGTGGAGCCTTGGGTATGCCAGGGATCTCAGTTCAACCAATACAGATGAGGTATACCCCTGCCTCCTGTGGTGGGACAATTCGAAGAGAAGGCTGAAGTTCTGGAGAACGGGAGACTCTTCTGCCAAATTGAGTCCCGGTGTTGATTACCACCTATCTGCCCGATTTGACAAGACCTCTACTTCCAACAGCAAGATCTACCTGAATGGAGTTGCGCTAAATGCCTCGGAAGCCACAGGCATTGATGGAACTCTGCCGCTTACTACAAATCTAGAACTGACTGCTGGTGGCCCCAAAAATGCTATGTATCTGCTCCGTGTACCGGATACTGGCGGCCAAACCAGGACATCCAGACACTATACGGATAGATCAACTTGGGGCTTTCAAGAGGACGAAGGGCTCAATATCACCAGTGCTGATACCACTCCGCTGGATAGTGCCTCCGAGACAATTATCGATGCTGACCTCTACGGTATTGATGATGAGTCTCTAGAGAACTATCTGATGGTGGATGACACAGATACTGCTGATAATCCGCTATTCCGATATATCAGTAATTGGGATGACACATCGAATGTCACGACCCTCACTGTCGCGTGGCCTGAGTCTACCGATAAGGTGCGTATCCAGCCGAGATGGAGGCCCGTACTTCATTCGACCACCATTGGTGAAGTAAGGCTATGGCATGAACTGGCTGATAGTGCCAGCAGAATCCAGGCCCTCATGGGCAAAGAACTCTACGAGAAACAGACAGATGCATCCCCGTATAATCTTCTCACTGATGCCGAAAAGAAGGCACTTGTTGCTTACTGGCCTTGCAACGATGACGGTGGAAACGTTGTTTATGATATTGGTCCTCTAAAGGATCATGGCTTCTTGGCTCCTGGGGCTGTAGCCCGTAGTGATGATGGTGGCTTCTACCTAGATGGAACAAGTACTGGTGTGTACTTGGATTTCAGCACAGCCAATCTGACCAAGGATCTGCTCGATCTGCTTGGTGGGCCTGCCAATGACAAAGACTGGTATGCATTTGTCAGGCTAAAGACGTCTATAGGAAATACCCCAGCAGGACTGAAGGCGGCAGGAACATACGACAACCTGCACACCTTGTTCTCATGGGATACAGAGGCTGACGATGGATCGTGGAATCCTCTCTTTGAGGGGTCTGTTAGCGGGAGGCTTACTCAGACCACCAGCAGTCGGATGCTATTCCTCAGATCATTTGTCAGTGCCACTGGAGAAGTGAACACTGAGGCTGTCACTGCCGCTCTGTACAACCCAGGCGAAGAGATTACCTTTTACCTGGGATTCAAAACGGTTGGCAAAGTAACAACCTTCTATATGCATGGGACAGCAGATGATCCCTCCTCTCGGTTCGACCTGACTGCTACCGACACGGCTCCTTCGGATAGAGATCCATTTGACATCCTGAAGAGCCGTCTGGTTATTGGTGGCCGTCCGCAGGCTGATGGAAATCCTGGCCATGCCCCGTCTGTGCTTGCCCTGAAGGAGGTTGGCTGGAGCCTGGGTACTCTCGACAATGCCGCTACCAACGAACTGATTATCCTTGAAGAGCCCACGATTGATAAGGACACCTTCTGGAGGGATCTTGGCGGAGACTCAAAGATTGTAGATCTTACAGATGGAAGCGCATCTGTTGTCTCCACAAGCGGTGGTAAATTCCCAACTGACGAGATCAATCTCACCAAATGGCCAATCGTCTTTGGAGATGACAAGTTTGTAGAAGAGGATCTCAATAAGCCTGCTATTGAATATGACACCGTGCGTGTTGTTGACACTCACGCGGCTGATAGCCTGACTTTATCTAGGAACTGGAATAACAGAACTAGGAGTGGTGTTAGGGCGAGAGTCCCGATCATGCTCTCCTTTACAGATCTGTCCTACTCTGGGTATCCGAGATACAACGCAGTCATTGAAACTGATAGCACTATGGGGAAGACACCGAATGTCTTCACGGACATGGGGCCACTGGGTGGTGAGTGGGGCCTGTGTTCCTTCCCAGCGCGTCCTGGCCATCCGTATGAGCAGTTCCATCCGTACTGGTGGGATGGGCTTACAACAGCCTCCAGGCCCCACATAGACGGTCTTGGCCAATACAAAACCGCAGAAGGAGACAGGCAACTTATAAGTGCCAGTAGAGGTACGGTTTACCATGTAGATGATCGGTGGGATGTTGACCATCCGACTCTCACAAGCGGCGGATACTCGTACCGTATTCGCAATCTCCTGCCTGAATATACAGATCGCTATATCGAGGATGGAATTGAGGTAGTCCCCAAGTCTGGCAAGAGTTTCCAAGTTGTTAACGATGGGATCTACCAGTGGGAGGCATGGGTCAATCTCAGCAAGACGGATGGAACTCACACTGTTGCGTCTGTTATTCAGAATGCAACTGGTGACCTAAAGATCAATCATCACCTGTTCATTCGGAATGGGATGCCAACGATCTATCTTGCTGATAATAGCGGCACACCCAAATTCATAAGGCTCTTGGCAGGGAAGAGGGCAGTCAAGGCGGGTGAGTGGGTTCATCTGGTATTCCATCTAGATGCCACCCCTGTAAATGCCACAGGCAAGGTGGCTATTAATGGGGTGTGGCATGATCTAGTTGAAAAGGAAACATCACGGTTAGCCTGTGCTGACATTCCTACCTTCAGTCCTGAGCCGAGCCTGATCATTGGGGCATATGGATCAGCCGCAGGCAGTCCTGCTATTACCAGAAAGGACACTCTTGATGGGCTGATGTGTGGATTCAGGATGCTAGACATCACCAGTGGTGGTGGCTATTCAACCTCTGCGAATATCCTTCCGGCTGTAATCACTGGGGATGGGCCTACTGGAACTCTCTTCACTGCTGATATGCAGGAAGGCAAGGACATCTACTTCGACTTCAGTCCTACTGCCGAGGCTGACACCATTACGTCTCTTTCCAGGCATATGGTTCCGCTCAAGCGTGGGCTAGGCAGGGTCAGATACTCAGACGAGGACTCTCCTTATTCCTTCGCCATGTTCCATAACAGGCTGTATGGGACTAATGGGAAGAGCATGCCGTTCCGCTATGACGGTGAGACTCTAGTAGAGGCTGGACTTCAAGGTCCGCTTACTACTCCGAATATCACGCAGGAATCAGTAGCACAGGATATTCATCAAGCCGGATACCACACACTGTTGACTGGCGTGAAGTTGGATAGCGGTACCCCTGAGTTGGATACTGCTACTGGTCTTACAGAGGACATGGTTGGGTGGCTGGTAGTTGGTGCGGCATCCAGAGGAAGGGCTTCCTCAAACCCCTGGGGCCAGAAGGAGTATGTGGGGACAATTGCCTCTATTGTTGACGCTACAGAGGCGCGGCTCTATCCCGTACCTACCGCCTATCAGAAGGCAGATAGCACATCGGTCATGCTGTTTGAAGCATCCCTTGGTGCTACGCCCACAACCGCTGAACTAGAAGCGGCTATTGCTGGCCTGAAGTCCAATACTCCTTACTCAGATATCCGGCTGATTCAGGATGGTGATGGTACTCCTGCTACAGGTACTGATAACGAGAAGGCCCTTCACTTCGAAGGTAATCATTACATCGACATCGTTCCTACCTCCACTCTAGATGTGGGTGTAGACAAGGTGCTCGACTTCATGTGCTACATCAGGTGGACCGATCTGGTTACTGATGGCGACCAAACAATCCCGATTCTCCAGCGCAGAGATAGCCTTACCTCTTCTTCATATGTCATTGAGATGTTCAATGAAGGAAAGGTTCGATTCAAGTTCTTCGATGAATCGTTGGGCAAAGAAAGATCTATCGAAACTACTGGTCGAATTTTTACAACTGATGAGTGGTACTTCTTCCGCTTCCGATACAAGTTCAAGAAGCAGGGTACCTGCCAGATGGATACATCTGGTGGCTGGGAGTATGACAGCCGTTATTGGTACAGCGATACCGGGGCTACTGCTCCTCGTGGGTCAGGTAGCAACTATCGTGATGGCCTCTGGTGCTGGGCCTTGGAAGGAAAGAACCCTGCTGATGCCTTCCTCGTAGCCCCTGGTTGCCATAGTTGCTTTGACCAGACGAATACACATATGGGTAGAAGTACCGAACTGGGAAATACTGGAGCACTCCTATCTGCTCCCTATGTAACACCGGGTATCGGTACTCCAGATCACAACGGGAGTGTCTTCATATCTGGCGGGGAACTTGATCTCTTAGAGCAGACTACTGTTGGATCAAGGCGGCTATATCACGCACAAGATCAAACTAACAATTTTCATTTCCCCAGATGGCTTAGCAGATTCAGGCACAAGACTCCCACCTCTGGTGGCGACGGGGCCGGAGGAAGTAGTCCTCACCTTGCCGCCGCAGAAGGTACTGAACTCATTGCCGCTACAGGGAATAACCGTACATTCTGTGCCCCCAGCAGGGCAATGCTACTGAAGATCACTGGTCCTGCTGGCAATCCTAATCTCAATAGAATCTTTGCGATTGAAGATCTAGGAGTTACAGATGACGCAGGATGGGGAGCAACCCCTACAAGCGCAGATATTGACTCAGTTGATGTAAACGGCGGCAATGACCTTACGCTATCGGATGATCCCGCTCTTGGGGCTGATGGCGGTGGAGCCGCAACGGTAGGTGCTACCAACCTGGAATATGTAATCTACTTCCCGACTGGGAAGGTGGATACGGCTACCGTCCCTGGCCATCATGCCAACGCTACCGGGAACACTTCGGCAATTCCGACACTCTTGGTGCAGGGGACAAATCCTGTTGGAGATGACGATCATCCCACTGAATCAACCGCTCACATCCATATGCTGGGTACCAGTATGAGCATCACCGAGGGCCTAGCCCTTCGTAATGCGAAGTGTGACGTTGATGATCTGGCGATAAAGATCGTTGATCTAGCCCCTGGTACTGGTGGTGGTACCGCAGACTGTATGGCCGCTCAAACCAAATTCCGTGGGCCGACAGATACCAACCTCTATAGCCTTCCTCCTTTGGACTTCGGAACAACTGCTAGTGAGTCTACGGGGGCTGGGGCAACAGGGAAGCCGACTATCTCGTTTAGGTTTGATACCGATAGTGGAGTGTTGATCAACAAGGATTCTGATTCAGATGATTCGGCTCCCCCCGGAACCCTGGCTTTGGCAGGAGATAAACTCCAGCCAGTTGGAAAGCATAAGTTCCGAGTGACATTCTATGATCCAAATACTGGGGTTGAATCCAATCCTGGGCCTGAAGTATTCATCAACTCGGAGGGAACTACTGATGAAGAATCGACCCTTGTCGCCTCTAACCCTTTTGTTCTGTCTGATCTGCCTATTGCTCCCTTTAGGAATCGTGATGTGTATCGGCGGCTGTATAAGACTCTTACGGATGGCGGTCTGTATTTCCTCGCCAAGGAGGTTGAGGACAATCTAACTAGGGAGGTTCTTCTGGAGCCGAGCCAAGTATCGCTTGGTGCACAGAAGATTCTTGAGATTGACAACTATCCCCCGCCTGTCTGTGAATTCCTGGCACCTTCGGAAGTCAGGATGTTCTATGGCGGGATCAAGGAGGCCCCTCTGACAGTTAGGTATTCAGATGCATTCCAGCCGGGGGAAGTGCCGGGTCTGAATGAACTGGTACTTGAGTCGCCCGAGGGCAACCCCGTATCTGGCCTATCGGTTGTCTTTGGGGACGCAGTGATCTTCAAGAGAGACAGCCTGTTCCGTAATACCACGGCTACCGGGGCCTTCCTGCTTGATCGTATTGAGTCTGGTATTGGGGCAGTGAGCCATGCAAGCCTCATGGAAGTCGAGAATGTCCTCTACTTCATTAGCGAGAAGGGACTGTACTCATGGTCTGGTGGGAATCGTGTTAGGTATCTGAGTCACCCGATTGAGGCAACCTTCCTCTCTCAGGATGTGACATACCTGAAGAGATCTAGTACTGCGTATCATCGCAGTAGGGAGCAGATCTTATTCACACTTGGTTCTGACAAGATCATGGCCCTGGAGATACGGCAGGCACCCGAAGGCGTGAACATGGTCTTCAGCCTTCATACCGTAGAGCAGGGAGTAGATCTTCTGGCTTCGATGGATGATCTGGAAACAGATAGACCCGTTCCGATCATGGGAACTCCGGGTGGTTATGTTGTCAGATATGACAGTGGCACCCACCGGATGACTAACCCTGAAGCCCTGTATGGTGATCTACTGGGTGCAGTATCTGGTACACCCTCTACTACGCTTGCGGCTACTGGCCTAACCCTGAAGGGTGATATGACAGATGTGCCGTACATCACAGTCGATTCGACCGGAGTGAAGACTGGTACTGGTGTAATTCACTCCTACTCCGAGTCTGGTGGAACAACCACCATTACTCCAACAGAAACTCCTTCTGGGTCAGCCAATACGGATGTAATTCATATTGGAGGCTTTGAGTCTAGTTGGTCTTCTCGATGGTTCGATGCTGGCCTTCCCGACAAGAGGAAGTTCTGGCATGGCGTAACCATCACGCATGGAAAGAACTCAGGCAATATCAGAGTACGCGCATACGTAGACTTTGATGACGCTACCGCTGTCTTTACAGAGATAGTCGATGCCAGCAGTGGATTCCTTGAATTCCACTTGAAGGGCCTACGGGCGCAGTTAGTCAAGTTTGTTCTTGATACTGCGGGTGCCCCTCCCCTTCCAATGGAAGTGTTCGATATAAGCATCAACTTCATCCCGGCTGATCAGCGATGAGTGAAGCAGATAATATCCCCATCAACTTCCCTATCAGGTTTGATGGGTTTGAAGATGAATGGGATGCCGATAATGCCGAAGCATCTATCGAGGTAGCCCTGAGAAAGATTGGCCTATACCTGTCTTCCGTTGCCGATGGGAATATCAACCTCAGACAGAATGGGGTAGGCACTGTTCACATCAGAGACAGGTCAATTACTAGAGATAAACTCTCTATTACTGGTGGCTTCTCATGGCCTGACCACGATGTCTACAAGACCCTCCATATCACAGATCCTGTATTGGACATTGCCGAGTTCGGCAAGAGCCTTGATCCAAGAATCAGAAGAGTCGCCGGGGTAGTAGGCGATGGTATGGTGCCGGGAGAGGGCTTCCAGAGATTCAGGATTAGATCACTTGATCTAACTGGATGGAAGATCGCGCTGGATCGTGCGACCAGTAGTGATAACTCATATCACAATGCATTTGCCCAGTATTGGGGGGCAATAGTTATTGGCATTCCCCACAACCTTGGTCGTATCCCAAGTGGAATGCTATGGCAGGGTGGAGCCAGAGGCGAAGGATCGGGTGGAGATGTGAAGGTTGTTCATAACCATGACACATCCTGGGATAGCGCCAGTTACCCTATCTACTATCCGATGACGGGGAATGGTGCTGGTGCTGGACAGAATGCAGAGTTCTCACCGTGGGGCCATGGAGATGAGTGGCCCGAGGCCGCCATACGTTTCCTGCCCATACTTGGCGAAACCAAAGATGAGATCGAACAACTCGTCAATAGGCTTGAGCATTCTGGATCTCACTCTTCTACTACTGGTAATACCAATGTGAGTTCATTGTACGATGCGTTGCCAGAATGGGTCTACGACAGCATGGTCACAACGGAGACTCACTTTTCAGGCTTCGCCTATCTAGCAAGATCTGGAGATACTGTGAACTATTCAGGCCAGGGATCTAAGACTGATGGGCCTCCAAATCACACCGAAAGTACTCCAGCCGCTGGCGTGATAGGCAGGCCGCCTGTATTGTTATCTTCTGCGAATGAACCCTGGACCTCATTCGGTGTTTCATATGAATCCGGCCCTACCAACTGGGGTCTAGTCCGGGTTACTTGGAACAATATTAATCACAAGCGAACGGTGCTGTTGGCCAATCGCGCTAAGATCGGATCAGGTCATTTAGACTTTATAATGGGCTAATCATGGTTACATATAATCCTTTCGAAAACCTTCTGTCTGGAATCTCCTATGGTGGTCAGCCTGCGGCTGGCGTTGGTGGAGTTGACATGAACCAGATGGCTACCAACTATGAGCCTGGAAAGATTGGGATCCAGTTGGGCAGAAACATCTATGAGCAGATGAATCTCCCTCAAGCCTTCACCTCTCAGGTGGAAGGGCTTCGTTCGGGCCAAGCCGCCGCACTGAAGGGACTCCAAGAGAGGAGTGCTGAGACAGGGATAAGCCCCACGGCCATGTCCGCTATCGGTGCCCAAGGTGCACAACAGGCAGGTGAGCAAGCCGCCGCCGCCCAGAGAAACACCCAGCAAATGGGATTCAATGTAGCCCAACAGATCGGTAGCCAGATGGTCCTGCCCGGTCTGATGCAAGAAGCAGGACAGAAGAGGCGTGAAGAGTTGATGCGCCTTGAGATGGAAAGACAGCGCAGGCTTGCCAAGAAGAGGAGGCGCTTCGGTCTAGCCTCACTGGGTGCCATGCTGTTTGGTCCTGCCATCCTGGGTAAGTTAGGATCTAGCCTTGGATTCAAGGCCGCAACACCGGCCATCTCTGGGATGCTTCCAGGTGGAGTTCCGTTGTCGATTCCTGCTACCGCTGGAAGTTCTGGATTCATGGGCCTAGGCGGATTGGTAAACAAGGCGGGTAGCATGCTCGGAGCAATGAGCCCCATGGGTGGGGGTGGGGTCATGGGCGGCATGATGAGTGCGGGCCTTATGGGTGACCTGTCCGGCCAGTTGTCCAAGGCAATCAAGGCTGGTCAGCACTCAGATGCCGAGACAATCATGAACATGATGACTGCATCGATGCAACAGCAGGCCCTTCAACAGCAAATGATGCAAAGCCTGTGGGGTCTTGGTCAGCCTACTGGTGTTACCAATGATCCGATGCTGATGGCTCTGGCCCAAGGCATGCGCTAATGGCAATTGAAGGCGACCCCTGGGGTCAGTATCAAGCCTCGGGTACTGGAATAATCCAGGCGATCATGGCTCTCAGGCCCACCGAGACTAGCGGTGGGAGGAGAGAGAGAGCCCTTGATATGACTATCAGTTCCGAGGCAAGGGGCCTGTGGGAGAGCCAGCCTGATCTGATCAAGGCAATGGGGTATCGAGATCTGAGGTCATTCAATGACGCGGCCAAGGCACAGGATGGCAAGGGGCTGACTACTCTAGTTCGTCAGTTCGGTGAGAACGGCAGTATGTGGAGCCTGCTTGCTGATGCCGCAGAAGAGGTTCATCACGGCCAACAGGATCCTTCTTCGAGTGACCCTTTTGCAGAGATGCCCCGTACTGCACAAGGGGTAATCGATCATTGGCAATACAAACTCCTTGAAGAAGCAACAGAGGCAACCAAGAAGACACCACAGCAGATAGCACAAGGTAGGGCTGTCGATCCTGATGCAGACTCTGATGATCCTGCATCTCTGTGGACAGGCCAGGGCACGGGGAGAATGGGCAATGCGCCCACGACTGCCAATCAAAGGCTGGCTAGAACAGCAACATCCTCATTCCAAACTGCTGGTCAACCCGGTGGGTATGCTCCGTTCCTCTCCTACTACAACCGGGCAGGTAACTGGGGAGTTCCCAGAGGACGCTCTCGTCTGGCCATGAGGGCTCTAGCCAAGAATGAAGATGTGCGCGGGATGATCGAGTTGTATCTCCGTATCCCAAAGACAGACCATGATGACGGAGATCAGGCGAGTGATTACTCCAATGAGGTTGGCGATGCTCTAAACCGTATTCGTAACTTCGGTACATCTATTGGGAATAACGGATTCAAAGGTGCAAGATCTGCTGTGGCAAAGTCCACTAGATCTGCTGGGCGAGATATCTTCGGAAAGAGATTCAATACCGATCCGTTTTCATCTAATGACTGGACAACCGTTCATGCCAATCGAGATGATCTTCTAGCCTCTCAGATTGGCAGGTCTGGGTCTGGTGCTCCCGTTACCCCAGGCAAGCCGGGTAAGGCTTCGCCGGGTGTTACCAGTGCCAGTCGAATCCAGACCCTCATGAATAGAGGCCTGGGACTAGGCCGAACGCCTAGAGGCCCATTGGGGCCTTCAGCGCCTGCCCCTGGCCAGACTTCACCAGCACAGGGAAACAATGCGATAACCAGGGCTATCGCACAGGGACAGACCCAACTTCAAGCGGGAGCAAACCTGCTAACGCCCCAGGATATAGCCTCGATTGCCGCAACTCATGGTGGTGGTATCGCCGGACAACTTGAAGCCCTCCAACGCGTCCTGACAAACCCACACCTCTCAACGGCACAGAGAACAGAGAGAGTAACTCAGGGTGTGAATGCCATTCTTACGGATGCTGATCTTCAGTTGGGGCTATCAGGTATTGTCCCCGGAACCATCCCGCTGGTGGATGGATTGCTCAACATCATGAGGGGTCATTCTCCTTCTTCGATAACCGAAGGCCCTCGGATCACTTGGGGCGACGAATTCGCAGATGACATTATTGATGTAGAGACTGATGAGTTTGCTCTGTCAGGCTTGCCTCAGCCTGAGCATGAGGTTGGCCGTCAAGGCGAACCACGGAGAATAAGAGAATCTAGGCTGAGGCCGGGCAAGACCGTCAACGAGCCGTATGTTGGCGGAGGCTTTGGTCAAGATGCCAGAGGACCGCTCAGGTCCTTCTGGACGCCTGGGAGTCAGCCGGAACATACTGGTACCTATCCTCAGCCCGCTCCGATAACTCAGCCTGCTTCCCCTCAGAGAACCTTCACACATGAGCAGGCCCCGGCTGACATGGGCTGGCTCTTCAACCAGTAATGCCGCAAGATCCCCAAGACCTTTCCTACAACCCGTGGGGGCTTGATAAGCATGAGAGGGCATTCGCTGTCTCCAGGGGCCTCCACGCTGGGAACATCGATGACAAGTTAGCCAAGGCCATTCGGTCAGGCGCAAAGTCATGGCAAAGGCCGACCATACAAGATCAGCCTATCGACACTCCCTTGTGGTGGGATGCACTGCGTGGTGTTGAGGCCGCTGGTACCTCAGCCATAAGCACCGCCCTGTTCGGTGCCCTGACTCCTGATGACATCCGAAGTGGGATGTATCGTCTTGCTGGTGCTAATGATGAACTGAGAGAGACTCTTCTCTATGACGAAGATATCTCTGGTGGTATGGCCAAGACCGTTGGTGATATCGCTGGCGGCACCGTTGGATTCCTTGGTCCTGGTGCCGCAGTAGGCACCCTAAGGGCTGGCAAGGCCGCACAGGCGGCACTGTCAGCAGGCAAGGCACCCACAATCGAAATGCTCAAGGCAATCAAGAGCATGGAAAAGATCCAGAAGGGTCGGGGTATTATTGGAAAGGGAGTCAATCTGGCGAGTAAGACTCCCGTTGGCCTATTCCTCGGAAGAACCCACGGATCTGGAGCCAGAATGTCTAGGTATGCCACTGGGTCTGCCGAGTACTCCAAGGTAGGTGGCTTCATTGGTGACATGGCTGAGGCCGCAATAACTGGTGGCGGCATCACAGCAATGCATGAGATTCTGGGGAATCTGCCTGCTATCGGAAAGAACCGTACTGCCATGAAGGAGGGCCTGAAGGCCACTGGTCAGTACGAAGACTACATGAAGTGGGCTACTGATCGAGGGCTTGATGATCCGTTCAGTCTCTCCAAGAACTACATGGCCGCATTCTCTATGGAGCAGGCCAACCCGGAAATGGGTCCGATCAATCCCGATCATCCCTACTTTGATATTGGAAAGGGAGAGCGTCTAGGTCAGGCGGCCAAGAACACGGGGGTTAGTGCTGGGCTATTTGGACTCATGAAGACGGCGGGTACTGCTGTTCGCGGTCAGCCTCTTACTAAATCAGGAAGGATGAAGTTTGGATTCCAAGACCCAACCTTCCTTGAGCAGTTCGGTCCTACCCGAATGCGTGAAGCACTGGGTACAGCCGCAGAGTTTATGGCTCTGTCATATGGCGGCAGGGCTATCGATATGTGGGAGAACGGCGATCCTGAAACTGGTGAGCCCGTGAGCCTATGGGGGGCCATGAGGGATTCCTTCCTAGATCCTCATACCGCTCTTGAGTTTGGTATCAGTACTGGCGTTGCCCTGTTGCCCCATGCTGGTGGTTTGTATGCCAGCCAAAGGCAGGCAACTGGCAAGAAGAACTGGGTCAAGAGTCAACTCAAGATTGACAAATGGGAGAAGGATCTTGAGTCTCTCCGTACTGGATGGCGTCAGGCGCAGGAGGAGCACATCCGTACTGGCAGTGAAGCAGTCTTAAAGCGTATGCATAAGATTGAGGAACGTGCCAAAGATGTAGAGTCTTGGATTGAGATGGTCAAGAAGGGGAAGGAGGTAGTCGAAGAGCAGGTCAACAAGGCGACAGAAGAAGAGAAGGCTGAATCTCTAGAGGACCGCCTTGAACCGCGTGAAGATGAGATTGCCGAGCGGTATGCCGAAGAAGCAGTCAGGATGGAGGATCCCGTTGCTCAGCAGTCAGAGGCGCTGGGCACTGAGTCAGAGCCTCCCCCGTTCCCGAGTTCATTCACTGACCCAGTGAAGCCGGGTAGCCACTGGGACAAGGCAAGAAACCTAGATGCATATGCAAAACTCATTGGGCCAGCAGGCAAGACTCCTGTCTTTGGAAAGCAGACTCCCGAGTTTGTTAAGACTCTGCTTGATGCTTCTGACTATGCAAGGGGTCAGGGTAATGAACTAAGGGCCGTTCACTTCGCAATGCTTGCTCAGCATATGGGTCAGCCAGCAAGAACAAAGGCAGAGAAACTCTTCCGCCTGAGAGTACAACTTGCTGAGTTCCGATTGCCTGATGATGTGGCTGTAGCGGACATGATCGATATCAGCAAGGACATGAGAGAACTTGCCTTTGATCTTGGCGTGATAGATAGAGAGACGGGAGAGATCCGTCAGCCTACTGTTCGCCTCCCAGGTGGTGAAAGGGAGAAGGGGCCGGATGAGGCACAACAGCAATCATTCGGTTGGGAGATGATGGCATCAAGGGAGAGCGAAACTCCCGCTGATCGAGAGGCCCGTGAGATCATTGAGCGATACTCAATCCATGAGTCGGTAGAGGCACAGAAAAGGGACGCCCGTAGGCAAGAAGAGATTATTGAGGAGGCTATTGCCAGCGGTGTAGAGGGTGGCATGCTTGAGTCGCAACCGACCCTAAGGGGTGCAGGCAAGTGGGAGCCTGATCCGACCTCCCCTTCTGGCCATCGGATTAGGTTTGAGTACCTGGGTGAAGGACACGCCAAGATGGGGGGGATACTTGATCAGGCTGTTCAGAAGGATCTCCTCACCCATTGGCATACAGCACTGCTCAAGGAGGCCTTCCGTCCTACAGATACTCAGGTGCTAGGCGAGTACAGCATGGGATGGCTTACCCCGACAGTAATGAGGGAACTATCCAAACTCATCACAGCACCCGGCGACGCCCCCGCCAAATACACAGCCGCCGTAAGCAACTGGAAGGATATGCGGATCATGTTGTCCTCAGATCTCCAGAAGCATGCTCGTATCAGGGAGCGGGCTGGTGGTCCAGAACTTACTGCCAAAGAGCAAGCGGCTCTCGATGGCACGATGGTTGTTCTGCATGAGTTTTCTCATGTTGAATGGGCGAAGATGCCTGCCGAATGGCAAGCAGGGATCGTTGAGATATTCGACGGACTGAGCAAGGAGGATAGGGAGCGGTACTTCGCCATGGGTGCTGAAGGACCGGGAGGTGAAGGTATCCCCCACCTAGTATCCAATGCTAGGGAGTGGCTTGCTGGAGCCTTCGCTGAGTACATCGTCACCAAGAAGTTGCCGAAGGGCCGCAGTGCTAGGGTGACCGTAAAGCATTTCAGAGATAAGTGGACAGCCGCTATTGAGCGGGTCAAGGCTCGAAAGGGCTTCATCGTTCAGTCCAAGAAACTTGGCCATGGTGAAGTGGATGCACTGATGGAACCCCTTCTCGATGCTATGCAAAGGGGATTCCCAAGGACCAGAGAATCCAATAAGGCTGGGGCTGATGGTGGTGGAACCATCCGGGCCATGGCCCTTAGGCCTGCTAGTCCAGAGAGTGGCAATGCTCATGACCAGCAAGGTTCAGCCGAGAGCAAATTCAATAAGCACTACGGCGGCATAATCAACAAGGGCAAGGCGTTCTCTCCCAAGCCTGGGCATGAGGCCGTGCCTATTGATAGCCAGATTACTGTCCGTTCATCCTCCAACCCTACGGCTGGAAGCAAGTTAGATGGACTTCATGTAGCGGCTACTGTCCATGACGCATATGCCCATGAACAATTCCATATCCCTAAGGGGTTCTTTGGTCTTGCAGGTGAGGTCGGCGAGACAAAGGTACTCGTCCAAGAGAAGGCTCATGGCGAGAACCCTGGTGGTGCCAGGAGATATGTTCCTGGTAGTGCCGTTCATGTAAAGGATGGTGGATCATCTGCCTTCCGTGCCCATGACATGGCCAGCCACAAGGGCCTGAAGATCCTCATCAATTTTGAGCATGCTCTTAGATCTGGAGAATCGGCAAGGGATAATCTGAGAGATGTAAGTACCTGGGATCTTTTCGAACTAGCAGGGCACCCTAGAGCAGAGAAGGAAGGGCACTCAGGGGTCATCAAGGATCTTATTACCGAACGCATCAATGAGATGGCCTCAGACATGCGCTCTCTGTGGGATGGAATGGGAGAAGAGGGGGCTACTAATGCTAGGTCTGCGGGATCGATCTTCGATCTGGCAGAGATTGTTGGTCGATATAGCGAGTCCCTTGGGATGCAGAATGTCAATGACATTGCTTCCTATCTGGGAAGAGGTGAAGGCAGGGCAACAGAGCAACTGAAGAATCTGCTTGGTCTGAATCAAGTCAGCCCCGTGCTGAGATGGCTGGCATCTAAAGAGATGTCTCCGATTACGGGCGTAACCGCTAGACATCTTGCCGTGCTTGGCCGAGCAATGACCGAGCCTATGGGAGTACAGGGGAGAGACGTTCTTCTCGACAAGAGCAAGTGGACCGAATCGGTTCAGATCAAATTCGTTGAAGAGGTTCTCGGTAAGGTCAGAAGAAGAGGCAAGGATAGTCAGTCAGATTGGGAGGGAGAGCGCAGGCCCCTAGGATTGAGAGATCCTGTGGACAACCACATTGTCTACAACACAGTGCTGACCCTGGCCAGGGCCTATGACAAGGCTCTCGGTGAAGGATGGGTTGGCAAGTGGGAGTCCAAACTCCACGACAAACTATCTGAACTAGGGGACATGCTGGTGGAGCAGGGCATGATCCGTGAGGACATTGCCGTTGGCCTATCGGGTAGCAAGTGGGCAAAGCATCAAGATGTTCGCGGAGTCATCACCGAGACAATGGATCATCTTGATAAGCCCGAGAACAAAAGGGAAGTCAGAGAGCGCCTTGAGAAGGCGTGGAGGGAAGAGGATCTTCCTAAGATCTATGACAAGTCTGTCCCCGAGAGCAAGGGATCGATGAAGATAACCCTCGACACTCATCCTGAAGCGGAGAGAAAGGGTGGCGAGATTAGAGTTCCCATTCACTGGGTAGAGCCCGAACAACTCCCCCTGTTTAGTAAAGATGCTCATGCCTACAGAGGGAAGAGCAAGTTCTCGCCGCTGTTCATGGGTGGTGAGCAGTTCCTCCTTCTCCCGGCCAACAAGCATCCGCTGGCCTCTATGAGGACAAAGGATGGCAAGCCTGTGTATGACAGCACAGATACCAAGGGCGTTATTGGCATGGAATACGGGAAGATAACTCTTCCTTATGACGCTGAGATAGTTGGTGGCAAGCAGGTTACACATGCAGAGGCAGTAGAACTTCTGCGTGAAACACTGGGTGGCCCCATTGACCAATCCCACCTTGGGTACAAGAAGGATCTCGGGGCACAGAGCAAGATCCCCAGGGTTAGCAATCATAAACTAAGTGCTGATCAACAGCGGAGACTTGATCTTGGTGCTCGGGCTAAGAAGGAGATGTACATCCTCAGCAACGAGGAACTTGAGTCCGCCTATAAAGAGAAGAGAGAGAGAACTCTTGGGCAAGAGACTCCTGAACTGGGTACTCGTGTTACTGAAGAGGGTACTACGGTGGACGTGCCCGTCACTACAGCAAGTGGAGTTGAGGCTACAAGGCCTGAGTTTGTAGCAGGTGAGCCCGTCCAGAGAACCATTGATAAGTCCAAGGCTGAGTCACTTCCGCCTGTCTTCATCTCCGCTAGGGGTCCAGTATGGGATCCCGTTGGTGCTCCCTTCGGTGATCCTGCGGCAGGAGAGGCGGCTACCAGGGCCAAGATGGCGGGGACTCCGGGTGGATTAAAAGCCCTAAGGGGTATGCCTCGTGAGGCCGGAGAGGGCAGGCCTGTTGGTACTCAGCCCGGTGAGGCATACAGGCGGAAGGTGGACAGGTGGGGCCAGCCCGAAAAGCCCAAGGCAGAGATATGGAAACTGGAGAGGGTTGGCACTTCCGAACTTTCCATGTCTTCCCCGGAAATCAAGGCACTGGTTGGTGAGGGGCCGGAGGCTACTAGGAAGTTTGCCAGGATGATGGGCATCGGCGGCAAGGCTCGGACTCGTGCG